TCATTACTCCATCTTCCCATATCATTACATACATACCACACTGGTCGTAATATGTTTCCATGTCTTGATATATACAGTTATTTCTTACTATAAACCCCTCTATTCTCATCTGTATTATATCATACAGCTCATCTCTTGTTAGTTCATCATATCTACATATCTTGCAAACCATGCCCATAAATTTCTCCTTCTTGTATTTTCTTTTTAGCTCTACGAGCTGTGTTCTTTGCAGCAGCATACTCTATACACTTATGACATTGTCTGCACGGTTTACCATTTATAGGATTAGTGCAAGTCCATACTATTTTTAGAACTTCTCTATCATGTGTTGCCATTATGCCAATTATCTCTGACTTTGTTAAATATTCAAATGGGAATACTATCTGTGGTATCTTTTTAAATAAACCAAATTGCATACCATGTAAATCGTACTGTAATCCCCATCTTCCTGCTAAAATTCTTTGAAAGTTTCGTAATGTCATTCTTTGATTCATACTATCTTCACTATTTGTTCCGAATACTACATATTTTATATGCCATTGAGGATTCCCTAAAACTAATCTTGTACACATATCTAGGAAAAAATCTCCAGTCGGTACATCTAGTTTTGTCATTGGCATTGTATTTCTTTCTATATGTACTGGCACATTAAAATGCTTTGCTTGTTTCTTTACTGCTTCTATTGTATGATTTACTTTTGGAACATCGCCCATGGCAATACTTACGATTAAAGGATTTAATCCTAATCTTTTTGCCCACGCAACGGCTGCAGCACTTTCTATACCACCTCCATGTGGTATAATTGTATCAATATCTAAATTCTTCAAAATCTCTTTCATAAAAGTCTCGTACTTTTGTAAACAATTTACTAGACCAGTTACAATCTCCTGCACTAGTATTTAAATGTGTTTCTTTTAAATCTAGTAAGTTCCAAATATTCTTATCTTCCATTTTAAATATAATAACATCTTCTCTTACCCACTGCCATTGTGGTTTAAATAATAAAGCTGCCGCAGGTCTAAGAGGTGGTTTGTTTTCAAAACAAGCCTCCCAATCTCCCTCTTGTAAAGAAGAAATAGCATTAAGCCCCCAGTCATTAAATGAACTGTGTACAAATCCTGCTCTAACTAAATGTTTCCACATACTTTCAAATCTATCAAATGGATTTCTTACTTGTGCTATATACATATAGCTTCTAGGAACTGTAAGAGAATACTGGTCATAGGTAGCGTGTTGATTCCATATATCACCATCTAATACTTTCCAACCATGTAACCATGTTCTGTTTCTGTGTGTACCTCCTACTTTCTTCTGTATGGCTTTTCTTACTGATGTACCACCACACTTAGGAATATGTATAAATACTATTTTTCTATCATGCCAAATCATAGAATTTTTCAAACTTACCCATACTATAATCTCCACCTATATCGAAGTCACACCCTATGGGAGCGCCTGGTATAGATAGCCCTCTGTCTGCTTGTACAAATTCTTGTAACTTTTTACTATATAATTCTACCTCATCTTCGGGAACTTCTGCAAGTATGGAGTCATGAACAAGTGCAAATATCTTTGCTTTCATGCCAGTCTGTACGATATACTTTTGCATCTCAATAGCTCCAAGTAAATTAACATCTGACGCTACAGACTGTACCAAAGCATTTACACCAGACCTAACTTCATGAGAAGCAATACCTTTGTCTTGTGAAAACACATTTGGTAGTCTTCTCTTTCTGCCGAAATGACTATATATAAATCCATTTGCTTGAATAAACTTCTGTGTATTTGATAGCCATGCTTTTAGTTTAGGGAAAGCTGTGAAATAATCATCAATCACACCTTTTGCCTCTGCAGGACTAAAGTATTTACCTGAGTCCTTGGTAACTTGCTCACTGATTTTTGCAGGGCCAGCTCCATACATAATACCGAATGTTACGGCTTTTGCCTGTTGTCTTTCGATACTGTAATGTTCAGCGACATCTTCGACCTCACATGGCAGTCGAAACACTTGTTTCGCAATCGTTGAGTGAAAGTTTCCTCCATCTTTGAAGACTTTCATCAAGTTCTTATCATCTGCCAATACTGCGGCACAATATACCTCTGCTGTTGTCAAGTCCATTGCCACGATTACATTGCCATCTTTGGCTTTGATACAACCTTTGACAGTTGGATTATCTCTTGGAAGCTGTTGCATATTCAGTTTACCACTACTACTCAATCTACCACTAGTTGTTCCATGTAGATTGAAGTTTGTTCTCAGACGACCGTCCATGTCTAAGTTAGGAATAATCTTGTCTAAGTAAGTAGTCTTAATCTTTACCTTTTGTCGAACTTCCAAAATCAAAGCAGGAATCTCATGGTCTTCCGCAAGTTTCTGTAAACTTTCCGCATCTGTACTATCTGCTCCAGTACCCGTTTTCTTACCCGTTGGGGCTAGACCAATATAGTCAAATAAAAGACTTCGTAATTGTACTGTTGAGTTCGGATTGAAACCGCCTTTAGCTTTGATAAATGCTTTGACTTCAGGATAACTTTGTAGTTTTTCTACTGCATTGTCTATATCTTCTTGCATTATCTTCTGTGCTTTCTCTAATCGAAAACTATCAAATGGAACACCATTACTTTCTACTTGTGTAAGAAATCTGCAACCTTCAATCAATATATTTTTATATACCCATGTAAGTTTCTCATTCTTTACTATCGCTGCCTCAAACTTTTGAAACAATAGAAATGTTACTATTGCGTCCATCGCAGCATAGTGTACCATTACATCAAAAGGTATCATGTCATAGCTAAACGATGCTTTTAGTATTCCTGTTCTTTTACGATAATCTGTAATCCAGTTATCAAGTTCTGCTTCGTAATCTCCATAGTCTGTATGTTTGAGTGCGAGTGTTTTCAGACCATGTGTGCCTGGATTCTCGTCAAACATATAATGCATTAGCATTGTGTCTTCAAAGTTTGGAAACTTAAAGTTGAAATGATACTGAAACCATTGTAAATCAAATTTAGCATTATGAAACACTACTCTTTTCTTATCAAATATTTGTTGCATGAGTGCTTCACAGGTTCGGTCTATAGCATCGCAATCTACATAAACGCCATGCTCTGGTTCATAACTCATTGAAAAGCCTAGCATATAACCATCTCTACAATATAACGCTGATGTCTCAGAGTCAAGTGCTACGAAGTCATAATCTTCACAGTCTCTTGCTTTGATAAGAAAACGACTTAGTTCTTTACTATCTGTGATTCCATAACATCTGTCCTCTGGAATCTTTTTCTGCGTCAATTCTCCGCTTACGTACTTGTGAATGTCCTCGATGGCTTCCTCGATTGCTTTCTTTGCTTCTGGTTTGAACTTCATCATAGCAGGGTTTAGTAATGGCAAAAACTTATCATCAATTATTTTTCCATTGTACTCTGTTATTGATGTCTTTTTTGTAAAGAATTTGAAAGCGTCTGACCCTACAAGAATGAGGTAATCGTACGCATTTTCATCGATTTCGATATCGACATCTCTTTTTAGAATTTTTCTCTTAGAACTATCACTACATAGTGCATATCTATCAAATTCAAACTTAAAATATTTACTGTAATTTATACTACTGGGTGTAGTTTCAACTAATGCTATCGCCATATAATTTTCCTTTTAATCTGTCTATTTCTGCTTTTACTAGATTGCCTGGGTCTACATTATCTCGTAGTTTTACTACTCTCGCAGACATCTCTAGCTTCTCAGCTAAGTCTTTTGCTTTCTCAGCTGCTTGTCTTCCCGCCTCGTCCCCATCAAACATAATATCTATCCCTTGAACTCCTTGAAGTTTGAGTAGACTTAGTTTGACCCAACTCACTTGCTGTGTACCAAAACAGCACACAGTATTTTTGAGACCTTTGTCCCAAAGATTGAGAGCATCAAATATGCCCTCAACTAATATAACTCTATTCTGAATAGGTTTTACCTTTGCTGGACAGAACGGCATTTCCGCTCCTACTGGGTAGATATAGTACTTCATAGTACTAAAATCGTCCAGACTTCTACCTATCAATGAAACTGTCTTACCTGTAATATCTCGGATTGGAAAGATGATACGATTTTCGAATTGGGGTACATTCCAAGTAAACGCGTCCCATATACGCAAGGTCTCCTCAGATATGTTTCGAAAACCGCCACCTCTCCATTCCAGTCTGTCTTTTGGGAGTTGTATGCCGACAGTTTCGCTTTTAACTTTTTGTATCTTTTCTTTTATTCTATGCACTCTTACTTCTAGTGGACTTGATGGTGCACCAAAGTGTGTAAATAAATTACCTTTAAAACCACAGGAAAAACAATGAAATATTCCTGTAATTCTATCCACTCTCATTGAAGGATTGTTGTCATCATGTTCGGGATTAAGACAATGAATCTTAGCGTCTTTCCCACTTATCTGATACTTTATTCCTTTCTCTTTTAATAAATCTTCTGCTATCATAATTACATATATTATAACAAATTTTTAAGGATTTGTCAAGAAATATTTTCCGCCTCCATAGTCCATCTGTAATAATCCTTTTCGATTATATACTTACCGCCTCTGCAATATACTTCTACAGTTTTATTATTACTGAGTAAAGCTGCAGCTGCAGCTCCTGTTCCACAACTTGGTACATAACCTACACCTCTTTCCCAAATATCTACAAAGATATTACCATCATAAAGAAAGTGTACTTGAATTTGATTCTCATTCCATGTTGTATCTATCTCCTCTACATTTCTGTGATAGAGTGTCTTTTTGTTTCTATTTATTTCTATCATGTATGGATATATACCATCACTACTAGCTAAAGGAGCTAAGAAAGTAATCTTTCCATGTTGTGCTAACTCAGCATTAAAACATACATTTGCTGTGCTACCATCAACATTCCATATTTGACCTGTATTTATATTCTTCCATTGACAATATCCTATCTGATGTAGAGGATTAGTGTCTGCTAGAATTATTACTTGTCCATTAACTTTGACTTGTGTTTCCACGGTAGTTCATCTCCTAATTTTTCGTGTTCTAAAAATGATGGGTCGTTTTCATAATACATCGACTTCCATACTAATTCTGCCATCTGAAACCAGATAGCGATTGCTCTGTTTCTAAATTCTTCGTCACCCCATAAATAATATAATAACCACCATTCTTTATCAAATTTACATACTCTTACTTCTGCACTATGTAGTTCAGGTATATCTACTAATACTCTTAGTCTTTGACTACCTGCTATCGGGTACCAGTTTGGCATACATAGAAACGGTGACCGTATGCCCTCTTTTATTAATGCTTCTTTTAGTGGTTTATTTTCTGGTACATTTCTTATATTCTCTTGTACTTTTTCTTGTTCTAGTAACCAACCAACTGTTCTCACATACCAAGTATGTGGTGGAAGTGGTACTAGTTCGGCAGTTTCTCTACTTACTCTATCGTATGCCATGTGTTCTCCTAAATTGGTGGAGCTGACTGGAATCGAACCAGCGACCTATTGCGTGCAAAGCAA